CGGCAAGCTTGGTGTTCAGCTTCTCGATGGCCTGGGCGCCTTGCTCGGTGACATCAATGGAGATGCCATCGACAAGGAGTTTCCGCAGTGAATCAGCCATGTCATGGCCTCCTTTGGGGGTGTGTGGTTTATGGTCACCGATGCGAAGGTGCTCGCCACCCCGAGCTCGATGCTCAAGGCTGAGGTGATTCATTTTCATGGGGCCGAGGAAGCAGTCGTACTGCTCGCCCTCGGGGGAAACGCCATCCTGAAACACGACCTCGGCGCCGTAGCCCATGGACAGCTCGCGCTTGCCGGACTCGTAGTCCTCGATCGCCTTGGCGTCCATCAGCACCAGCGGCACCTTGACGAACTGCCCGTCGCGGACAACCTCGCCACCGGTTTGGCCGATCGCGACGTCTTTCCAGTTCTTGGAGTTGACGCCGTCCCCGCCCGGGTGGCCGTTGGTCATTGGCCGGTAGGCATACGAGTGCATGGCGTCAGCGTGGAAGACCGCGCTTTCCGGCCGGTAGACACGAACGATTGGCTTATCCCGCAGGCCGTGTTCGTTGTCCGGGTCGATCTCGGCGCCCAGATAGTCCTGGATGCCTGTGCGTGCGACACGGGCTTCGGCCACCAGATAGCCGTCCTCGGTGCGGCGCACGCCCGTGACCGGCACGGAGTCGGTGAAGATCATGACTGCTCCTTGATCTTGCCCTGCCAGTTCTCTACGACTTCTTCGAAGATTTCCGGCCCAAGCTCGATGGGTCCCCGGTATGGTTCAACCTTGCTCAGGTCAACGCTGCCGGGCTCATAGGTAAAGGTGATGTGCGGCTGATACTCAGGCCAGTCCCAAGAGGCGCCCGCCTCGACGATGGACACATGACGCCAGGACAGCTCTGAGCTGTTGAACAGCAGCACGACCGCGCCCTCGCCGAACTTGTCGATGAGGCGAGCCCCACCAGGCGCCAGAGACAGCTCGCCTTTGCTGTTGCCAGACCACGGCTCGCCGACCTTCATCCAGTCAACAGGTGATCGGCTGTAGGCGATGGTGACGTGCAGGTCTGATGCCGGAACTGTCGTTTCGAACCCCTGCGACTTGGCCCACTCGATGATTTCTGCGCCGTTGGTGACCTTGCGGGACACGTACAGGGAGCGAGGCGCGGCGTCAGTGATCGCTTTCTTCGCCACCGGCTGATCCGCACTGGTGCTCGGCAGGTCATCATCGTCATCGGGCAGTTCGGCGCCGAACTTCTCGATCGCCGCTTCCAGACCCGGCATTACGCTCAGCTCGACCAGCAGGTTCACTGCGGCGGTCGAGAGCGCATCCTCAGGGAACAGTCCGGAGTCTTTCAGCGCCTTGATGGTGTCCGCCGTGGTTTTACCGATATCGGCACGCTCTTTCGCCGTGGCCTGCCAGAGTGGCGCCCAGGTGTAGTGCACCTCTTTCGGCCGACTGCCGAGCGCGGAGCGGATCAAACCCTCATCCAGCACGCTCATGGCTGGCTTGATTTCCAGCTTCTGGCGTGACGCAACATTGTCGTAGTAATTGCGGGTGTTCTCTTCGCCGTTCGCGCCGAGCCCCGTCGAGGACTGACCGAACATGCGGGTGCCAGGGATATCGAACGCGCCGGCTACGCCCTGCTCGGTCTTGGCGATCACTTCAGGCAGATTGCCGAAGCTGGCCGACTTGGAACTGTGCGTCTCTTGCCCGTCGAGGATCAGCGTTCCGTTGATGCCCTTGGCCGTGGCAGCAAGACGCAAGCGCTCCAGCAGCAAGCGCTCGTAGTTCTTGTCCTGCATGCTCGACATCAGGTTTGGAATGTTGATGACGTCGATCTTGGCCTCGTAGACCAGGCTGACCACGTTGGCGACCGTCTCGTCGTAGTGACGCACAGCCGGCATTGCCGACAGCAGCACCGAGTCGCCCCAGCCGAAGCCAGTACCTACGGCAAGCTCAGAGTCTGGATGCGGCACGCCTACAAAAATCACCAGTCGGGATGGGTGAATCTCCACCGTGGAACCCGGCAACCGGTACGCCTTGGGCTTGCCGAAGCGCGGGCTTTGCGGATCCTGCTCGATCTCCGTGGCGCTGAGTTGGCGGCGAGTCATCACCGTCAGGTACTTGATGCCGCCCTTCCCGACTCGATCCGGCTTTAGCTCAGATGCCGTGTCACGCTCACCGGTGCCGATGAACACCGCAGCCCCGCCGAACAACCGGGCCTTCAATAGGGCCTCCAGAATCTTGCCCTTGACGTTCAGGCGATCCTCTTCGGCTTCGATCAGCTCGATCTGAGCCTTATCGGCCTGCCAGTTGCGCCAGTTGCGGCACGCATCTACGGCCGGAATACTCACGCCCTTCTGCGCCGTCCACGATCCACGGAAGGCGTTCAGCAGCTGCTGATCGTCCATCACTGGAAGTGCATAGTGCGAGTGCGATGCCTTGTCGCGCGCGGTGCCCAGTCCTGCGACCAGGTTCTGCAGGCTGTCTTTCAGATAAGTGAATGCGCTCATTGGCCGCTCACGTTTGCGAGTGTGTAGGAGTTTGCGAGGCCGTACCGCTGGGCGATCATGTAGCCCATCGCATCCACCATGTGGTCGAACCCGCCTTTCTTGTCAGGGTCGCCTTTCTTGTCGTAAACCTGCCGTTCAAGGCACTGAGTCAGCTTCGGACACTGGTCAATGTTGACCTTGTAGCGGCGCTCGCCGTAGGCGTTCAGGAACATGGCATTGACTGCGTTCACGCGGTCTTTCACGCCCGGGTTCGTCGAATCGACGTACACGGCAAAGCCTGCTGTGCGAAGCAGCGACAGATCGGACTCGCTCGCGTTTTTGCTGCTGGTGTTCTGGCCGCTGGCATCCGGATACACCGCGATGCTGTGCCCTGGGAACCGCGCCTTGATCTTCTCGATCATCTCGGGCGTGTCGCGCACCGTGTGGAATTCGTCGAGCGCCAGAGGCAGACCGTTACGGACCACGTTGACGACCGCCGACATCTTCATGACGTTGAAGTCGATGCCGATGTGCAGTGCTTCACCGGGCTTGATCCGCTCGGTGGTGCGGCACTCATCTCGGTTGAAGGTGTAGTAAACGACGCCCTGATAGTTCTCGAAGCTCGCCTCGTATTCCTGCCGGAATGTGCGCGGGTCCATCTTGCGGCGTGCCGCTTCGATCTCTTCCGGAGGGACGTTGCCCCCATCCACGGAGGTGTAGAGCCAGCTCTTGTGGTCAGGCTCGTTACCGGGCCGGCCATCCTGAAACGTGTCGTAGCAGTGATTGAACCCTTTGGGCGTCCCGATGCGTAATGCGTGACCGCCCTTCCGCATGCCAATGCCCGGTATCGAGTATTGGCAGGTCGAAAGCATCGGGCGGAGGACTTCTTCCCATGCTTCCCACGGGCAGTCCGCCCATTCATCCACCAGGACGAAGAACAGACCGGAGCCGCGCAGATTGTCGTAGTTGTCGAGCCCTACCACGCGCATCACATGTCCAGACTTGAGCGTGATCGAGCATTCCGTCTCATTCGGGCGGTGTGCACGCCAGGCCTCGGGGATCGCCTGCTTCAGCCGTCGCCAGAACACACGCTTGGCCTGCTTGAAGGTCGGCGCGCCGTACCAGATCTCGTCCTCGACGCTCACGCCCCACTCAGCAGCCAGACGAGCAGCTCGGCGCATCTCAGCTTTGCCCAAGAACGTCTTGCCGAACCGTCGACCACACACAGCATCGCGGAAGCGCGCCTGAGGCTGGAAGCCCCAGCAGTAAATGTTCGCCTGCTTCGGCGTCAGCTTTACCGGCGGGTCATAGGTACGGGGTAGCGGGGACATTCTCATCAGGCTCCAGGGTGTACTCAGCAACCGCGTGCTGCTGGTCCGCTTGGGAGCCCAGAGGTTTTTCAGGTTCGAGGCGACGATTCACGTAAACGTCGCCCACTTCTTTGGCTGCCTGCTCCAGCAACTGGGCAGTCAGCGCTATGTTCTTCATGTTCTCGGCCTTCTCAGCCATGCGTCCCAGAGTGCGAAGTCGATACGCTCGGTTGGCGATCGGGATCTCTGCCGTCTCTTCGCGGAACCTCTTTCGGGTGTCGTTGAACAGCGTCTGCCACTTCACGTGCAGGTTGCGTCCAACGTACTTGGTGGGGTCGTATGCCTCGCACTGCTGGCGGGTAACTTCGAGCCCGAATCTTTCTTTGACGGACGCCACCACTTGCGATGGCGTGTCAAAGCAGGCGAGAGCCTGTACGACAAAGGCTTTCACCTCGTCTCTGAGTGCGGCCATAAGTGGGCATCCGTCAAAGTACTGTCAAAGTCAGGCCGACTTGAGCAGACAGGTTCCGCAGGCCCTCGAAATGTTCAATTTCCCCACCTCAGCAGGATTGTTTGCAGCGTCCACCAGCTCTTGCACTTGAGGGCTTGCCCCATACCGACGCACCACACCGACGAACTCTTCAACGTCGTGTCCGCGCATCTCAAGCTTGGGCAGTCCTTCTTGGGTGAACTTGGGCGCGCCGTACTTATCGGTCGCTTGGGCGATGTGATACAGCTCGTGTTCGACCAGCGCGCAGAAGTCGGCATCGGAGCAGTCGGCGCAGTAGTCGGCAGCGAGGGTGATGATGTAGGCCGGCAAGTCGCCGAACCAATCCATCATCTGCTGCTCCATCCGCGCCTTCTGCCAGCCACCCGCACGGAATGCGACCTGCTCGGCCTGGCCCACCACTGTCCGCCCCTTCTTCGTGAAGGCGGCAGACGCCCACATGACTCTCACGTCCGCATCGATCAGATGGGCATGGTCTTCGTTGTGGATGCTGCCGGTGTCGGCGAGAATCTCGGATTGGAGCCATTCCCACACCTCAGGCGCGGGGATCAGGCGAATACCGAAGCTGGACAGCTCAGACAGGTTGAGTAGTGATTCAGGCGGCATTGGTCGATTCATTTCATCTCCATCCGCCCACTCAACTAAGATCAGTTGCACTCAACCAGGGAAATCCGTAAGTGAGCCATCGCATTGATGAAACAGCTGTGCTGAAGGCCGCATCAGAATGGGCGGAGCGAACCGGGAGGAACACCGAGACGGTAAGCTCAACCGCTCAGGACGTCATGGTCAGGCTTAAGTCCAAGCTCACTGCTTCCGAATATCAGGGAGCGCTCAAGCAGCTTCATGTTCAATACAAGAGAGGCATTGGCTCCTGACCAGTGTCGCGACACAATTTGCACTCTCGCGAAACGTGTCGCGGCCTACTTGCTCTTCTGTGCGGCAGCGTATGCAGCCTCACACGCCAATCCAGCTATTCGGCTTCGATCAAGCGCTTCTGCCAGTCTTCCCGCTTCTTCGTCAGCGCTTCTACGCAGGTCGGCGAGCAGAACGGTAAGGTCGGCTCTTGCCTGGCTTCCGCTGGCAACCTCGGCAGCACAAGACTTTCGCTTGGCGAGGAGGTCGGTGATTTGCTGCTGCAGGCTGCGAGCCCGGTTATCAGCAACAACAACGGCAGCCGATACATGCTCAGTTTTGGCTTTCGCATCGTCGGAGACTCGATTGATGTCATTGGTGATATCGCGCTGGATGCGGAGCGTGTTGGTGAGCGAATCCACCCGGGCGTTGGCGGTATCGAACTGGGCGGTAATTGCTGCTCGATCGTCCTTCACGCTATCCAGTCGCAGTGACAGATAACCGACGGCTGCGAGCGCTGCCAGCACCACCCACAACCATACAGGGACCAACTTCAGCAAGGCGCTCATGGCGTCTGCCGTTCGACGGCTTCGTTGACCTTCTCTGCCGCCTTGCTCGCGGTGTCAGCGGCCTGGACGACTGAGTGCGAGGCCTCTTGCACCTTAACTGCTGCGTCCTGAGTCTTCTCGGCCAAACTGTTCAGTCGGACATCGCGCTTGCCCAGTGCAGCGTCATAAGCGCGGCGAACTTCGGTGAGCTGCTTTGTGTGCTCACTGCTGGCGGACCAGACGCCGGCCTGGTAGCCAAGGATCGATCCACCGGCGACTAGTAACAGTGCGATCACCCACACCTCGGCGCGTCTCCACCAGTGGCGGGCGATAAAGTTGATTGCGCATCTGTCCATCAGTTGATACCTCCGAGCTGTGCCCGCAGACGCGCAATCTCTGCGCTCTGCGTGGTCACCCTTTCAGTGAGGGTCGCAATTTGGCCGGCCAAAAGTTCTACCCTGCCCTCCATGCGTCCGACGGTAGCGGCAAGCTCGTTGCGCTCCTTGGCGAACTGGTCAGCACGGGCCTCGGCGGCGTTGGCGCGAGCACGCTCGGTATCGAGCAGCTCATTCAACCGGCGGACGGTGCCGATATCGGCGTTATCCATCGCCCGGTCAGTCGCATCCTTGGAGAGAAATTTCCTCAGCCATAACAGGCCACCGAGCAACACAGTGCCGGTACCGCCGAGCCACGCGAACGTGCCAGGCCCCAGGTCGTTAGGATCCATCGCCACTCCATAGAGAAAGGTGGCCGACGTACGACCCGTACAAATAAGTCAGCTCCAGCTGCACTCCCAGCTCGGGGCTATGGGTGTGGGGAGCCGAAAACGAAAAAGCCTCCGCGAATGCAGAGGCCCTGAATAGGTGCGCTCGTCTTTCCGAGCTGTCGGCCAAAGACTTCCCCAGCGTCGACGCCCCTTTGCATCGATCTCGCTGATCCTGTCTCGCGCCACCCTGAAAGCATTGTGAGGTCAGAGTGCACGGGCTGCCGGCGTTGATCCGTGCGTCGCACTATCCGGCTATCGACGTCCAGGCCTTCCCGAAGGCTGCCCTGGCTACAGGTAAATTCGAGGCAATAAAAAACCCGGCACGGTGGCCGGGTTTCGTTCGTCAGTCCTACACACGCAGGAATGACAGGATGGGTGAATAATGCGACATGGCGACATGACATTGCAAGCCCTTTTGAGGGACTATTTTATGCCGCCTCGCCTTCCAGCACTCCGACTGCTTCAAGCATGTGCTGTGCCTCGACCAGAGCCTCGTTCACAAGCGACTCCAGCCCGTCCTTGATGGCCTTGTTCCAGCGCTGGTAGGTGCGCTCTGTAAGCCCTTGGGAATCCCAGTTCGTCATGTCGTAGTTCGAGTCGGCCAGGACGATCATCTCGCCCGGCTTGTCCTCTGCTACCGCGCGCGCATGCTTGTTGGCCCGTGCGACGTCAGCGTCCGCTGCCGCGTTGCGCCAATCCCACTGCCCCTTCTCCTTGTTCTCCCGGTGCTTCGGCGCCTTGATCTGGGTTACTGCTCGCTGAATGCCCTTCACCTGCTGCGGTACCGCCCACACCAAGACAGCCTGCTGCGTGAAGCGCTGCGGTGCTGGGGTCTTCACCACGGCGACCAGCCGGCCGATGGAATCGATCTTGCGGCCACGGTGCGTGCTGTACTTCGCCACCAGGGCGTTCCAGTGCCTCGGGGAAAGCTGGGCGTGCAAGAGCTTGTGCACGATGCAGTCAGCCAACAGCGCGGCATCCTTCCCGGATATCTCGCCCTTGAGCTTGCTGGCCTGCACCCGGGGCTCTACGTTGCATCCGCCGGAACTGTTGATCGTCTCGGCTGCCAAGGCCCGGACTACTGCGGAAATCACGTTGTGGTAGTTCATGCTGCAGCCCTCTTCAGTTCTCGGGTCTTGGCCCGGTATTCGGCCTTGATGGTTTTGATTGCTTCGACGGTGTACTTGCGGGGCTCATGAGGCCCCTCCAGCCAAGCCACGGTTTCGGCGCCGATGCGCAGTACCAACCGGATGCGGTACTCCACCGCGTTACCGGACAAGTTGCGGTTGCACTTCACGCACTGGCGGTGAATGTTCAGCGGCTCGAAGCGCAGCTCCGGACAGGCGCCGACGGATCGGTAGTGCCCGGCGTCCCAGCGACTGCCGGTCATCAGGTCGTTGTCGTTCGGCATCGAATCGCAGCTGATGCACGGCAGGTGCGCGTCACGCAGGCGGACGTACTCGTTCACGGCGGCCTGTGCTTCTCGCAGGTGATCCGCCCTGCTCTTCAGCATCTCCTTGCGTACCTGGATCTCGCGGCGGTCGCGCTGGGCTATTGCCTTGCGGGCTTTCTCCATGTGGCGCGGTGCATCAATTGCCGCACAGGCCGGACTGCAAACCGCTTGCCCCATCCGCGACGGGACGAATGAGGCCCTGCAAGTGGCGACTCGGCATTTCTTCGGCTTGGGCTGCTTCCGTTCAATCGTCATGCGGACCTCCATATCTGCTCGCGCGTCTTCAAGCCATTTTTCTTGGCCTCGCGCTTCACCTTCCGTAGTTCGGCCTGCACCTGCTCAATGGTCATTTCGCCTGAGTGAATCTTGGCGACCAGGGATGCCCTGAGCTCTGAGCTGTCGGCCACGATGCCCTGCTCCTCTGCGATTTGCAGAGCAACGCGCTTATCCATTCGACGGTCGTACCAGTCACGTCTGCTCATGCCGCCACCTCGCTAAGCAGATCGGAGAACACCACGCCCTGGCCGGTGAAGTAAGCTGCCATGCGGTCGGTGTACTGGATGCCCTGGGCGCGATTGAACAGGCTGGTCACCGGGAATCCGTCCGGGCCGAACAGCTTATGCTCGCCCATCAGGGCCAGCTTTTCCTCGTACGGCAGGTGGCGCATTACCCGGTACCAAGCCGCCTGGAACCCTGAATCCTCGTTGAGCAGGATCTGGACACCGAAGTGCAATTTGCAGTACCGGCGGGCGTCGGCCGCATCACCGATCTGGGTCATTTCGGAGATCCGCTTGTACATCGCAAACCACAGGGCGTTCTGGTCGAGCGTGCGGTCCTTGCCCGGGCGCAGCGACACCACGACGAACTTCTTGTCGCGGAACATGGCGCTAAGTCGGGTTATGGCCTCGGAGAGCTTGGCCTGGCAGTTGACGCTTATCTTGTCAGTCATGGCTGCACCGCCTTGCTGATGGCGGCGTCGATAGCCTCTTCCCGCGTTTCGTACCACTCAGTAGGCGAAGCATCACCGTACGCGCCGATGTGGGCGCGCCACTTGCCGAACATACGAGCAACCCAGTTCCCTTCCGTGCTGGTCCAGCGGTACCGGGCTGCGTCCTTTTCCAGCTGGTCCTGTTCGGCGATCGCGGTGTCCAAGCACTGGATCAGAATCGGATCGGGGTTTTCCAGCTTGGATCGCAGCGCTTCGTTCTCGGCCTTGAGCTGGTCGCGCTCGGCAGCCAGCGCCTCGTAATCTTCCAATGGCCCAAGAACGCCATCCCCACCGCAGGTGCCGCACACGTCCATGTCGGGTTCTGGGGGCTGGTTGTACCCCTGATACGAATCGTGACCGGAATAAACCTCGCCCTGGCCACCGCAGTCGCGGCATATGCAAAGTCGGGCTTTGACGCGCTCGTTCTCGGCGATCAGAGCCAGGATCGTGGCAGGTTTGGCGGCAAGCACCAGGTCCGCATAGTCCTTGTTCTGCGCCATGAATTCGGGGAATGACCGGTTCTGATGCACGTCAAAGACGATCCCGTTGTCGTTGCGGATGTACAGCGCGCCGTGGCTGCGCATGAAGCGAAGCGGCTGATGCTGCTGGCACGCCTCGGCAATCGCCTTTAAATCGCGAGAGTCATTCATTCGGAAAACTCCTTAAGCAATTGGCGCGCGCCCATGACGGCACCCTTGTCGCCGGATGTGCGGCTAATGTCCTTGAGCCACTCCAGCATTCGGGTGTTCTGTGCTTTCAGGTCGATGACCATGCCGAGCAACTCATCGCCGTCCGCGTCCATGTCGGACTTGAGTGCTTCGCCAATCGCGCCAAGGTCGCAAACGGCCGCCAGAAGCATGCGTCTGTGCGATTCGAGATCCTTGCGAATCACCTCGGTGTCAGCCAGCAGCTCCAGCGCCACCTCCTCCACGGTCTTCTCCCCGAGGAATTCCTGCAGCGCCTCGGTGTTGCGCTTCCAGTCTGCGCAGTCGGCACGGAATGACGCGGCTTCGGCCCACAGCAGCTTCTGGAGTTTTTGTTTGTCGATCATTTGCATAGCTCCAGTGCGCGGGTTAGACCATCACGATCAGACACGACCTTGACGCATGCGAGGGTCATCGTTCTGGTGGATTCGCTTGCCAACCACAGGCACCCCATAACCGTGGCAAACAGGACGCAAGCAATCACTGCATCAACAAGCTTCATCAGAAACCCTCCTTGCCGCGCTGAGATTCCCAGTCGAACGGGACCACGATCATTCCGCCCTCGCGCAGGCGGTCGACGCATCGGTCACCCATTGCGGCCGGCAACTGGCTGGCTTCGAGGTTGGAGATCACCACCGTGGGGCGCTCCTGCTCGTACCGGCCATTGATGATTGCGAACAGGGTTGTCAGCTCGAAGTCGCTCGGCTGCTCCTTGCTCACACCTACCTCGTCCAGCACCAGCAGATCGGGGTCGATAAGGCTCGACAGAATCTCGGCCTCGCTGCGTTCGCTGTGCTTGTCGTACGTGGAGCGGATCGCCTGAAGGATTGCGCCGACAGTACGGTACACGGCCGTACGCGACGTGTTGTGCAGCAGCTCGTTGGCCATCCCGGCGCCGAGGTGCGTCTTCCCCGTGCCGGGCTTGCCGATCAGCACCATGCAGCGACCGGTCTTCAGGATCTCGTCGAAGATCTGCACGTAGTGCTGGCAGAACCGGAGGGCTTTTCGCTGGCCGTCGTTCTCGGCCTGGTAGTTACCCAAGGTGCGAGTGGTAAAGCGTTTCGGGATCAGCGCGTCGCCCAGCTTGCGAGCGAGGGACATGCGCAGCTCCATCGCCTTGTTGGCTTGCTCGGCGGCTTCGGACTTCTCGCGGGCGATGCGAGTGCACTCAGGGCAGTTGCTTTTCAGCTCCCGACCCAGCACAGGAAAGACCCGCTGCTCGTAGGCGCCGTGGGTTTCGCACTCGGCAGGCTGGATGCGAGTGCCCGGCGGCAGTTCTGGAGTGGCTTGGACTGGTTCAGAGCGCATAGCTGCCGTCCTCCCGCATCTTCAGGCCTGATGTGTAATCGCGATCGGCGAAGCCGGTGTGGCGGGATTGCGGGAACGGGTGCACATTGCTGGCGAGCTCGGGGATCTCGTCCTGCCAGCGCTTGCCGTTGAGCCACGTTGCAGGGTGCGGGATGAACTGGCCCCGCTCCTTGGTCCAGTCAGGCGTCAGAACCTGCTTGGCCAGAGCTGCGACCATCAGGCCGTACAGCGCCTGAGTGACCTTGAGCTTCGCCCACGCCTTCTCGGCTTTGTCCTTTCCGACCTTGCGCGGGTAGAGCTTCCAGAACTTCGGGAATAGATCCTCGGTCACCACCGGAGCAGGCGACGGAGAGAGGGAATCAGGAATCAGGAATCCGGAATCAAGAGAGAGGGAATCAGCCGGGAAAGAACTGTTCTTGTCTGGTGCTTGCACCGGGCTTGCACCATGCTCCCCCTCCGAAGCCTCTGCGCCGGGCATTTCAGGGATGACGCTCTTCGCCTCTTTGACGTGAGGGTTCTGGTGCTTCGACCAGTTCACGATCTGGATGGCCTTGAATGATCCAACGGTGTACCGCGTGATGAACCCCAAATGATCCAGGTCGGCGAGCATCTTTTCGATGTCCACGTTGTCAGCGGGGAACAGAGCCATTTTCAGGCGGCGCGGGCGATCTTCCAGGCGCCCTTCCCGATCAGCCTCGGTCCACATGCCAATGAAAAGGAGGCGCGTTGCAAAATCTACTTCAGCCAGGTGTTCGTTCGAGAAGAACCCCGGTTTGATATTTCTGGATCTGGCCATCATGGGCGTCCTTTGCCGATAAGCACGGCAAGCTCAAGGAAGCGATCGACGTACCAGTGAGGTTGCGTCTCGCGCGGGCATTGAGGGCTGGTGAGGTTCTTGCCGTACTTGAGGCCTTTTTCGGTCACGGACCAGAAGTCGACTGTTTCGCCTTTGGAGTTACGGCGCTGCAGGGATTTGAGATAGCCATGCTCGGCGAGAGCTCGATTGAAGGCTGCCGCCGTACTGCTGATGGCGTGCTCTTTGATCAGGGCGGTAACGGCCTTGGTTGGCATCGAAGAGCCGCCGGTGGCGTCAGGCGCTGCATCTATGGCGTAACCCGGAAGGAACTTCGCATCGAGCCCGTTATTTGCGGCTATCTGGGCAAGCATCATCATCTTGCTCGAAGCCGCCGGCTTGAGCAGGCGATCAAAGCATTCGAGAATTGCCAGCTCGCCGACGATCTTCGGATTGGATGGATTCGAACGAGCTCGTTCTCGATCCTCGAGTGCTGTCATTCGGTCGAAAACGAGAGCCTGGAGCTCATAGCTATAGGACATAGCGATCAGGCATGCTTCACGCTTTGGGAAGACGAAGCATTTTTGGGACCGGCTTCGGCTGTCCATGTAATCGGCTGAAAATTTAGCCGATTGATCTGCACCCAAAACGCGGGGGACTTTGGCCATCAGGTTTTTATGGGTGAGGACAGGGTCGCCCTCTTCGCGATTTGAATTGATGAATTGAACCAGCTCCAAGCTGGACATAGAAACGGTTCGCGACACGTTTTCAGAATTAGAAAAACGTGTCGCGACACTGAGGGTATTGCCGGTATTGGGTGAACTGTGCATAATCAGCTCCAGAACGTTTTGTTGTATGCAGTAAAAAGAGCCGGGATTGCGCCCCGGCTTTTTTGTGCCTGCGATTTGGTGAATGGTTGTTTCATTGGCAGTTCCTCATGAGTCCCTGAGGGGCTTATCAGCCCTTCCGTCCTATGGAAGCGACGTTGCTCCGGCTCTTTGGTGGCCGGGTCATTCGATCCAGCGCCCGGTTCATGATTGTTGCGGCCATCTCTTCTGGCGTTACCCCGTTGCGTCTGGCTAATAGCTCCAGATCAGCGAGTCCCTGCCAGTCGAGCTGGATTTCCAGCGGCTTTCTTTCAGGCACAGGGCCTCCTCGGCTACTTCAGGCCACGTCTGTTTTCGCGTTAAGCTCTTCCATCATTTGGTTCAGGCCGCGCTCCAGGATTTCGCGAGCGAGCACAGCTTTTTGAGTCCGCTGAAAGCGGGCCATCGCTGTCAGCAGGTCGTCAGCCGCCTCGTCCAGGCGAACCTTGGTCGGCTTGTCGTGGAGGTGGTCAGGTTCGAAGTACGACATCTGTGGTTCCTTGTGTGGTTGGAAGTGGTTAGGCAGCTTGTTGAGGAATGCTCGGGCGAAGATCGCGCGCCTTGATCGCACCGTTGGTGACGATCTCCGCTCGCATAGCGACCTCAGCAGCGCAACCGTGTAGGCCGCGCACCCAGCCGCTAACGGTTCCCTGCTTTACGCCGAGAGCTGCCGCCGTAGCGTTTTGCGAGCCGAAATGCTCGACCAGCTTTTCAAAGGGATTGTTCATGATTCTCCGCCCATATAAAGGGATGCCTTTATCTTATGGCAAAGGTATACCTTTTTGCAACTTCAAAGGACAACCTTTAAATTCCATGCCCATGGAACTTAAAGATCGCCTCAAATACGCACGCAAAAAAGCCGGACTCACTCAGGTTGAACTCGCTGAGCGCGCTGGCATTAAACAAGCATCGATTTCAGAAATAGAGCGAGGCCTTACTCGCTCCAGCGGTCACTTGGTAAGGCTCGCGCAGATATGTGGTGTGGACCCTGTCTGGCTGTCAGAGGGAACGAAATTCCCGGCTGATCAGTGGCGAACGATCATGTCAGAGCCGCAGCCCATGCTGGAGCCGCCACCCATTACCTCGAACGCAACGATGATCGGCCCAATTGATGTATGGGACGACGAAACCCCACTGGATGATGACGAGGTTGAAATCCCTTTTCTCAAGGAAGTAGAGCTGTCGGCGGGATCTGGCAGAACGGCCGTTCAGAAATCAGTGACGAGGAAGCTCCGCTTCGGAAAGCTAACCCTCAGGAACCAGGGAGTTCAGCCGGATCAGGCGGTCTGCGTAACGGTACATGGGAACAGCATGGAGCCTGTGCTCCCAGATGGAAGCACTGTCGGGGTGGACCTATCTGCAACCACGGTCAAAGATGGCAAAATGTACGCTGTAAACCATGATGGCGAGCTCCGTGTGAAAACGCTCTACCGCATACCTGGTGGCGGGATAAGGATGCGCAGCTTCAATATCGACGAGCACAAGGACGAAGAGTACACAGCGCAAGAGCTCACAGAAAAAGGCATCGTGGTGCTCGGAAAGGTCTTTTGGTCTTCTGTGCTCTACTAGAGCCCTTCTCTGCCTCCACCTCGAATGGCTGTGCCACCACCGTGATGGTACAGTTGCCCTTCAATCAATGGAGGGACCCGATGAAATCCGTACTCGCTTTTATTTTGCTTTCCGCTGTCGTCGCTGCGCCTGCGTTAGCTGCAAAAAAGCCGGCCGCAACCACATGGACACAAGAGCCCGACAGCTTCATGGGTCTGCGCTTCGACCAGAAAGTGGATGCAGCACTGCCGGCCTGCCCTCGCGGCGTCGGCATACATAAGCAAATGTGCCATGAGCCGCCCTACACCAATCTCTACACGGTCAACGGGGGCCCTTCTGTAGGCTTCGGCTATTCGCTTTCCGTGTTCGCCGGTGGTTCGGGTGTCGAGTCGTTTTACCTGAGCACCAACAGCGATAATTTTTCGCAACTTGCAGCGCTCTTCACCACTAAATACGGCGCCCCGCAGAGCAGTACGAGTGAGGTAGTCAAAACCAAGGGAGGCGCCTCATTTACCAATGAAACGCTTTCTTGGCGAGGCTCGAAGGTCAGCATCACCCTTCAGAAATTTGCAGGCGACATCAACACCTCTGCCGCCACCATTAGTGACATCGCGGCTGCCCTCAAAAAAGCTGAAGAGCGCGAGGCGAAAACGAACAGCGCCGCGAGCAAGCTTTAAGCGCTCAATCTGCTCAACCCCAAACCCGCCAAGTGCGGGTTTTTTACGCTCGCTAAAAAAATAAAGGTAAACCTGTTGACTCAAAATAAAGGCTGCCCTATATTTCAATCCATCGAGCAGCGGAACAGCAGCTCGACAGGGACTCAACAGACCCGCCGCTCTTTAACAACCAGCGCCATGAACGACTACCCGGCCAGTCCGGTTAGGTCACTCCCGGCTCCATCGGTGGGAGGTCAGTAAACCGATGAACAAAACCGCACTTGCCTCTACCGGCGACCGGCGATCCGACAGGCCCGAAAGCCTGCCCACGCGCAGCCCACTGCGACGGCGGACGAGGTGTTGACCGAACTGAGTGAATGACCCGGTAAGCGGGTGCGGAGTAACACGGAATTTTTCACTGATGCACCTGGTGACGGGTGCATTGGGAATACAACTGGTACGAAGGGCTTCAGCGAACGTAGCCCAAATGGCGGCACCGTATGGCCACCGCCGACCATCGTGGATTAGTGTGCGCCAACCTTCTTGGCAATCTGCTCAACCAGATGGACTTCCTGCGCGTTCATTGCCGAAATAGCGCAACCGCAGGATGCGCATTGCACGAAATAGATTTTGTGACCGCTACCTCTAACTGTCGTTTGGGTCCCCAACTCGAACGAGCTGGAATCACATTTTGGGCATTTCGTTATCTGGGCCATTGCGGTTCTCTTCTATGAGGGTCGAACAGAAAACGTAGCAGCTCTTCTCTCCCACACAAGTACGAATGCACTCCCTCCGCGCCCAACGGCAACCAGCGGAGCGGATGAGTGCATTGCGAGTTTTGTTGGATCAATCACAGAGGAAACCAGCATGTGTAATTGCGCAACCGAAGTTGAGGCAGCAGCAAAAGAAAAGATTCGCTCTCAGCTGCCCGAGGGCTCGCGGGACCTCTCTGTAGAGCTGCAGGGCTTTGCCTGGATCTTGAGCGGCGACGTCAGCATGAAGAACAAGCTGAACCTGCACATTGAATACGAGGTGCCCAAGAAGAAAGGCGACGGGTTCCAGCGCAAGAAGCAGGACATGTCGATGCTCGGCAGCTACTGCATGTTCTGCGGCGAGAAGTACGACAAAGACGAATCGAAAGCCGCCTAACCCCAAACACTGGAGGTCGCTATGAGCGGCTGGATCAAATGCAGCGATCGACTGCCGGATCTGCCGAAAGGCGGCGGCAAGCACCACGTCATCGCCTACACGCCAGCCAGACAGGCTCAGCGATTTGCGAACGGATCACGCTTCCTCTACTGGAACGGCATCGACTGGCGCTACCCGGACGGCTCTCGTTTCGAGCATCGCGTAACCCATTGGCAGCCTTTCATCAGCCCGCCCACCGAATAGCGCCACGCTGGAGGCAACCATGAACGCAGCACTGAAGATTTGTCAGGCCATGTACGACGCGCAGTTGCCTCCGATGGTGAGCGAGAGCGCGCAGGAAGTGGCTCGGGCGGAGTGGTTGTACAACGCCGCCGAGCAGTTGGTGCGGTTCGGCTGCGACGTCTCGTTTCAGCGCCGCATGCGCCCGGCTCTTGGCGTCACGCTGGCCCAGTTCGCTCTGGCAGTTGATGAGCATGCAAACGGACGACTTGCAGACTGCGAGGTCACCACGGCTTCGCTGGGCTACCTGCTGATCGCCGCCGAACGAGGTCACGCGGACAAGGCCGCCTCCGCCGAACTCCTCGGCCCCAGCGACCACCCGCTGGGCAAGCTCGGCGAAATTGCAGAGGGCCTACTTCGACCCCTTGTCGATGACGCGCTGATCGCCCAGGCCGAGGACAGGGAGCTATGAGCAATCAGGTAGCACTGGCCCGGCTGGGCCTTGAGATCGCGAAGATGCGCAAGTCCTGCACCCCGGTGCCGGATCGCACCTTCGTAATGGGCATGATTGAAATGGCGGAGTTCGCCGAGATCATCGACACCCGCACCGCCAATCGTTATCGGGATGCGCTGGACGCCAAGTTCGTCGAGCGCAACACGCATCTGAAAGGAGTTTCTGCATGACAACCCCTCTGGTGAAAACGCTGGTCGATGAGCAACTCGACGACATTGAGCGCCGCATCGCGATTCTCGGCTTCGGCCTGCCCTTCAATGAAGTGATCGGCCGCAAGCGCGAGGATCTGGTTGACAGCCTCCCGCAGCGCCTGTCGGTGACCATGAAAGGCGGACGCATCGCTGTGAGGGCTCGGCCATGAACCTTGTCTACTGGATTCTCGTTGTGCTTCTGGTTGCCGGTGCAGGCGCGTACGGCATCGTGAAAGACGGCTCGGGCACTTGCCAAGTGCCGCGCTCCACCACCTACCAGGTATTCCGATGACCAGCCGGCAGATGGTCCGCCGCATCCTGATTCGGCGCGGCTCGTTTCGAGTCCTCTCGATTTACACATCCTGATGCTGCTCAGCGCCCTCGCCGATCGCATCACTCAATAACCCAGGCACTCAATCGCTGCGCATGTCGCGGCAAGGATTTCCCGTGAGCGCAGTAATGAAGCAGGAAGACCAATTGCCTGCGATGTCTGAGGCGGCACTTGTTGAGGTGCTGAGCAACAGCCTCTACCCGGGCGCAGAAAAGAACTCGGTGGTGATGGTGTTGGCTTACTGCCAAGCCGCGCACCTGGACCCCATGCTGAAGCCCGTGCACATCGTGCCGATCTGGAACAGCAAAGCGAAAAAGATGCAGGACACGGTTATGCCCGGCATTGGCCTTTATCGCATTCAGGCCGCGCGCACTGGGCAGTACGCAGGTATCAGTGACCCTGAATACGGACCGCCGATTACTGCAAAGCTGGGCGGCGTGGACGTCACCTATCCAGAGTGGTGCCGGGTAACCGTCAAGCGCCAAATGTCGAACGGCCTCGTTGCCGAGTTCACCGCGAACGAGCGCTGGCTTGAGAACTACGCAACGGCCGGGAAGGACACGATTGCCCCAAACACCATGTGGAAGCGCCGCGCCTTCGCCCAGCTCGCCAAGTGCGCTGAGGCTCAAGCGCTGCGCAAGGCATTCCCTGAGGTCGGATCAGCGCCAACGGCCGACGAGATGGAAGGCAAAACATTCGAGGAGGCGCCGCGCGACGTGAGTCCGCAGCGGCAGCAAGAGCCTGAGCCCGAAGCTCTTGCGCCCTACTCCGATGATCTCCTGAAAGAGAACATCGCCAAATGGCAGCCACTGGTTGATGCCAACCGAACCAGCCCAGAACACCTGATCGCGACCATCAGCAGCAAATACACGCTGAGCCCGGCCCAGATCGAAAAAATCCAGAACCTCAAAGCCATCGACGGAGACGCAGCATGAAAATTCACAACGTAGCTCAAGGCTCCGCCGAGTGGCACGCATTGCGCGCTCAGCACTTCACCGCCTCCGAGGCGCCCGCAATGATGGGTGCTTCGAAGTACCAGACCCGCACCGACCTGCTGACCATGAAGAAAACCGGCATTGCGCCGGAGGTCACTCAGGCGCAGCAGTACATCTTCGACAAGGGCCATGCAACTGAAGCGCTTGCCCGGCCGCTGGTTGAAGTCATGATCGGCGAGGAGCTGTATCCAGTCGTGGGCACCGACGGAAATCTGCTCGCCTCCATGGACGGCGCGACGATGCTGGGCGAGACCCTTTTCGAGCACAAGCTTTGGAACGAATCATTGGTCGCCCAGGTGAAGGCCGGCGAACTGGATCCACACTACTACTGGCAGCTTGAGCAGCAACTGCTGGTGAGCGGCGCCGAGCGCGTGATTTTCGTGTGCTCCGACGGCACCGCCGAAAACTTCGTGCACATGGAATACCGACCTGTCGCCGGCCGCGCCGCGCAGCTGGTCGAAGGCTGGAAACAGTTCGAGGCCGACCTGGCCAACTTCGAAATGGCAGAGGCTCCGTCGATTGTCGTCGGCAAGGCGCCGGACGAGCTGCCAGCGCTACGCATCGAACTGACCGGCATGGTCACCGCGAGCAACCTCAAGGTGTTCGAGGATTCGGCTCTCGCTGTCATCGACTCTGTGAAAACCACACTGCAGACCGACCAAGACTTTGCCGATGCCAAGAAAGCGGTCAAGTGGTGCGGCGATGTCGAAGAAGCGGTTGCGGTAGCGAAGAAACAAGCGCTCTCCCAAACCCAAAGCATTGACGAGCTTTTCTCGTCTCTGGATCGAATCAGCGCACATGCTCGCGAGACGCGCTTGAAGGTCGACAAGCTTGTGAAGGCTCAAGAGCTGCTGGTGAAGACCAACATCAAGCAGAAGGCTGAGCAGGCGCTGGCGGATCACGTCGCGGCCATCAATAAAACACTGGGCCGGGTGACGTTGCCAGCGGTTGCTTCCGACTTCGCCGGCGCGATGAAGAACAAACGCACCATCGCCAGTCTGCAGGACGCCGTCGATACCGAGCTGGCTCGAGCAAAAATCGCCGCGAGCCAGTCAGCAGATGCAATTCGCTTGAATTTGACCAGCTTGGCCGAGCTCGCGCCCGACCATGCATTCTTGTTCAACGATATTCAGCAGCTCGTCCTCAAGGCCAACGACGACCTGGTCGCGCTGATCAAGGTGCGAATCTCTGAGCACCAGAGGGCTGAGGAGCAAAAAGCCGAGGCGCAGCGTGAACAGATCCGACAACAGGAGCTGCAACGGATCGAAGCCGAGGCGAAAGCCAAGGCCCCTGTTGAGCCTGCACCAATCGTCAGTCCAGCACCGGTAAAAGCAACCTCGCCGGTTCAGTCAGCCTCGAAGCCAGCGAACACAACTACGGCGACGACGAACCTGCAGGCCGAAGTGTTTGATCTGGAAGAGCTGATCAAATCAGTTGCCTACGGCCAAGCGCCTATCTCGGTGCTGACCGTGAGCTGGGAACACCTTGACGCGCTGGTCGCCGATCAAGGCAACAAATTCAGCATGGCCGGCGTGAGGCTGGTAAAGGTGGCGGCATGATCAGTCTCAACCTCAACGCAGTTCGGGCAAAACAAACTGAGTCGGAACAGATCGCGGCGGCGATGGCTGACTTCTGGACGCGGCCCGGCGGCACCTTTCAGGAGTTGCCGCCGGCTCGCACGAAGCCAAGGCCTACGCGGCGCGACTGGGTAGACCCTGAAACGGTCCTCAAGCGTCGGCCGAAGCCGATATCGGCCGCCGAACGGAAGGCGCTGCGCAAAATGGCGGACTCGATATGAAGTCGAAACGCAAACCCAACAACGGTTTCGCCCGGGCCGAACGCAGTTGCCGAGCGTTACTGCGCACCAACCACGTCGCGGTCGTGAACATCGACCCCAGCGGTAGCCAGATCATGGCGAACTGGAAGAGCTGCAAGCAGATCCGCAGTCTGGCGATCGCCAACGCGATATTCGACTTCTCCTACCGCTGGACGATTTACATCGCCGCCATGTGTCGTGACGAGCGCGGCGCCGAGTACATCAAGTCGGTGGAGATCTCGCCCGAGGGCATCTACAAGGTCGAGCGCCTCACCGATGCCATCGAGCATTACTACCTGGAGCTGCGCAACAGCGCGAACCCGAACCATCTGGTGGCCTCAGGCTGGATCGCGATCCCCGACGAGATCTCAATGGACGAAGCCCAAGCCGCGAAGTTGTTCTACGCCGCCGGCGCCTGGCATCAGGTGAAGGTCGCAGCGTGAGACGTTTTCGCACCCAACAACGCAAACGACAGACCTGGCTGGACTTGCCGGCCAGCGGAATTGAAGAGGTAGGCCATGGCCAAGAGCAATGCAGATCGCTCAGCGAAAGCCGCGGCGAAGAGGAAAGAGCGCGGCGAAGAGGAAATCAGGCTGCACTGCCTGCCCGGCACACGCCAAGCCCTTGCTGAGTTGATGGCCTGGAGCGGTATCGAGGAACAGGGCGAGGCGATCACACTGATGATTCACCACTTGCACGGGCTTGGCCCGGGCGGCGCCCTTCCCCTGCTTGAGCCGCCGCCGCGACACGAATACGTGATCCCCGAAAACGTGTCGCGGAAGTTGAAGCTGGCTTTTCAGCGAGAAGCGCTACGGCTTCAGCAAGATTGATTGAAGATTACGTTCTTTGATGAACTGATCAGCATGTGCATTCATCACCGCTCTCGCTTGTAGTTCGTCGGAGCAATCCAACGAGTATTCGGCCTCCACGTTTACCTTCGGCGGAACGACCGTTTTACCGTAGAGTCCGAGCCAGGCGACAACCGGAGCGCCGGTGCGCTGCGAGCCAAAAATGATTGTGACTTTTGGATCGTTTTCGGGATAGACATAAGAGTCCCAGTAATTCATAGCAGCTCCTTAAGGCTTCCAGTTTGGCGTTCCAGAGGCCTTCAAAGCTTCTTCGCATTTTGACCAGTATTCCAATAATGCCGCTCGAGCCTCAGCTTCGGTAGCATAACTGTTGGATGGCTCGTTTATCCCCCGGACCTCATCATCGACTTGGATGGTAAAACGGCCATCCTGGTAATCGCGCAGTACTCTTCCTCTCGTCCGCCTGCCGGTGTTGCTGAACCCTTCAGCAGCGAACTCAGCAACTACTTCAGCAATTTTCACCATCGCACTTCCCCTTGATCCGGCTCCATGCCGGTCACCCGTAATACCCCAACCCAAACCAAATTGCCACCACCGGTCACGGAGGGCGGCGCCTGACTGGAGATAACCCATGGCGAAGATTCCAAAGGAAGCCGCCAAGCGACACAACCAAGCTCTCGATCTGGTGAAGAGTGATAAGCGCCTCAACCTCGATGATCGCCTGTTCATCCTCGAAAACTTCCATGAAGGTGCCACGAACATGAATGGCTTGGCCGGCGCCTTCTTTACTCCAGAGGGGTTGGCTCGCGATCTTTCAGTTGAGGTCGCTGAGTGCGATTCGATTATCGATCTCTGCGCCGGCATCGGTCGCTTGTCGTTTGCCTGCATGCACAGAGCGACGCGAATTGTTTGCGTTGAGCAGAACCCTGAGTATGCCGAGGTCGGCAAGCGCGTTATGCCTGATGCCGAGTGGATCGTGGCTGATGTGTTCAGCATTGGAGATATCGGCCGGTTCTCCTGGGCAATTTCGAACCCGCCGTTCGGCGCTATAAAGACCGGATCGGCCTTTGAGGGCAATTACACCGGCGCAAAGTTCGAATACAAGGTGATCGAACTGGCTAGTCGCCTTGCTGAATGGGGCACGTTCATCGTTCCACAGACGTCCGCTCCGTTTCGATATTCAGGGCGCCAAACCTACAGCGTCGAAATCGACAAAGAGTGTCAGAAGTTCATCGAACAGACCGGCATTGAGCTCGGCATGAACTGCGGGATCGACACCTCGACCTATCTGAGTGAGTGGAAAGGTGTCAGCCCCACCTGCGAAATCGTGCTCTGCGAGTTTGGAAAGCGGGCGGCAGAAGCGCAAGAAGAGTCCGCACCGACTGACACTGAAACGCAGCTGAGTTTATTCGACGCTGCCTGATCCGGCTCCATGCCGGGCCGAACACAAATACCTCACCTCAACGAATCACGCCGGCAGCGTAGCGGCTGAAATCTTCATACCTTGAGAATGCAGGGATTGGGCTGTTCGAATCGCCAGTCACCGGACAATTCGAAAGTTTTCTCGCGAAGTAAAAATGAGATGATCGATCAATGGCAAGGCTATTCACGACTTCTAACTCGCGCTTTGTGATAGTCGCATTCGGATGATCTGCCATAACTGCTATCGTTGGGGAGACCGGAACTATCATCATTTCTTCAAAACAGTCAGGCACGATAAACTCGCCTTCTACTGACCTAACGATGCCCCATTGGATATGGCGGTTGTCATACCGGAAAGCATCCATATAACGAATGATTTGAATGCCCGCCGTAAATCTGCCAGGCATCACACCGTCCCTAAAAAATATAATGTGCTTGCGCTCAAGTATCTCTTGCTGGTCTTTGGTCAACGAATCACCAGTAATCCCATTGACCGATAGATCAGGCAATCCATGGACTTTGAATTGATGGCGGCTTCTCCAAAGCGAAAAAAAGTCCTCTACGATTCGCTTCTCAAAAAAACCAATAGTTCCAATTGACCCGTTCTGAATTCTGTCCGATAGGCGTTGAAATTCATCCTCAATGCGCTTGCCTATTCCAACTTCAGTTTTTTGATCCCATATCCGTTTCGCACAAAATAAGCTGTTGTTCGACTTAATCTTCAAAACTTTTTTAGCGTTACCACTAAAAACTTCCACTAGCCCATCGGTATTTGCGAACCGGTTAATGCTCGCCCTTGGAAATATATGCTGATCGATAGTCAGTCTGTGAGGGTTTCCCTTCTGAGTTCCTTCGAAATTCATGTTTCTTTCACCGATCTGGTTGTAAGACCGGTGGATTCTAGCTGATTCCCTATCATCCACCGCCCGGGCATGCCCCGGCATAGGACGCCCCATGCCCACAGAAAACCAGCCAGGCGCAGCGCTTGGCAAAACCAACCGGACTATTCACTGCTGCCTCGACGTGCGCGGCTCGCTGAAAAACATGAGCAAGCGCCAGCTCACCGGTTTGTTCCGTCGCGTAGATGGCACCAAGTGCACCGCCGATGAAGCGAAGGATCACCTGCTTGAGGCGCTGGCCCAGGGAAAAGAGGTTTTGCCATTCGGGCCACCTTGTGAAGGTTTCGATTACGCAGGCAACGGTTGCCCAGGGCACGAAACGGTGATCGCATGAAGCGCATCTACCTCAGCGGGCCTATGACTGGCCTGCCCGGTCTCAACTTCCCAGCCTTCCACGCCATGACCGCCCAGCTCCGCGACGCAGGGCACACGGTGACCAACCCTGCCGAGCTCAACCCGGACGGCGGCACCTGGAGCGAATGCATGCGTCGCGACATCAAGGCGCTGATGGATTGCGACACAGTGGCCAGGCTTCCCGGCTGGCACTCCTCAAGCGGCGCCCGCCTCGAAGTGCTGATCGCTGAACGCCTCGGCATGAAGGTTGTGAATGCCCATGATCTGGTATCGATGGAGATTGCAGGATGAGCGAAGTAATGCGTTACGACCCGGAAACGTGTGCAGAAATGGTGCCTGCTGACGACGGGCAGTATGTGGAATCGAACGACTTCGACCGGGTCACCGCCGAGCGTGACGCCCTGCAGCAGCGCCTGAACGAAGCGGATGAGCGAAATGACGAACTGTCAGGAATGCTGCAGCACCTGGTCAATAATCCGTATCGATTCACCGAGGCCTACCGCGAACAAATCGCCGTGGCCCTGAAACGCGAACCGGCGGCCCCGTCCCCGCCCCAGCCGATCTCCGAGCAGTTCATCGAAGACCACCTCGGCAACCCAGCCAACTCTCGCAGCAAACCCTAACTCCCTCCCGCTTCAAAGTCAGCCGCTATTTCGAGGACGCTGACTTAGGACTCGCACTTCCAGCAGCAGCCAACTGACGAGCTCGGCTTACGCCCCAAGCCATAGCTCTGGTCATTGATTCACCCGGACTTGGGTTAACGGTTTCTTCATGCAACGCCATGCCA